TACAAAGACCGCCCAGCCGGTGTACCCCGCGAGGTGTGGAGTCAGAAACCGCGTGAGGCTGAACTCCGTAGACGCGAGCGCATCGACCCCACGCCAATAAATACCCTGCTCGCGCAGATCGTTTTGCTTTATGGGGGTGATGTCGAGCGGGACTGAAGTGTGAAGCTCAAGCGACTTCTTGCACACCTCATACGCAGCCTCTTCGCGGCTGTCCCACCCAATAAAGACTTTAAGCATTGAGGAATGCCTCCTTACGAGCGGGTCCTTTGAAGTGCAGAATCTTGGGTACGTGTCCCCCAATAACACGCTCCGGTAGACAGGCATATTCGCTCTCCTCCATCTCGCCAACGAGGTGCGTATATAGCATGTGCGAATAGACCTTGAGCGCCTCCTGATCCCCGTACCACGAGCGCAAATTCTGATCCATGAATCCCATCAGAATCGCCATGCACTTCCACGCATGGTAGTTGCTCGTGATGGTCGCGCAGCCGAGATAGGGGTACAGCGTACCGAGCGGGATGTTGTGGTACTTCTTGAACACTCCGCCTCGCTGCTCGCCGTTGAATCCCATGTCACGATCAAACGATCTGCGACAGAAGATCACTTCTTTGTTACCCAGAATCGCCTCTGGGTTAACCGGTAGAACGAACAGCATGTCGGTGTCGATATACATAGCAGGCTTTGTTAACCGTGCTTCTGCAAATGCGCGAGTACGCCAGTACATGATCTGTGCCGGGTCGCCCTTGGAGTATTTGTACTCGTCCACGCCATCGACCTTGGGGGTGGCGTCATCCGTACACATGATGACTTCGGCATCCGGCATCACCGCCTTGAGCGATGCCACCATCTTGGTCGGGAAGGTAATGTCCGCTCCAACGTGAAAGAAAACAAAGCGGCTCATTTTTCTTCTCGGATTTGTAGCATGGCGTCGGCTACCTTGTACCCGTCACGCGCTAGTTCCCACACGTTTGGGTGTCTACCGTCAGTTGCGCCAGCAAGGATTCCCTGAACGGCGGCTGCTGCAAAGTAATCGCGCAGTTCCATGCCATACGCTGCCTTATCTTCTTGCTTAGTCATACTTCCTCCAGAGGATCTTTCAATACGATGACGGATGAAACAGCGGAAGCATCCTTGTACTTCAAGAGTGCCTGCGCTGCCTGTTCTAGTGTCTGCTGACGAATCAATACCGCGAGTTTGCAGATGATCTGCGCGTTGTTCTTCGGGGCTACCACTCCGGCTGCGTCAAACTCTCGCGCTGTTCTTTCTACAAAGTTCCAATCGAAATGCTCCAGCTTCCCTTCCGGGTTGATCTTGCACCAGACCTCTTCTTCAGTCTTGGTCGTCGGGTTAGCAAGGTAATCAAAGTCCACCTCGCTGCTGATAGAACTACTGTCGGTCATGTTTCACCTTTGCGAATCACTAAAAGTTGGGGGTAGTAACTAAACTCTGCGATCTCTCCACGCGCATCGACGATCCGCATGATGTTGTCCACGAAAGTCATAATCGTTTGACGACTATTGAATGCGCTTGCATCAAAATGTTCGCGGAATTGGCGGGTATATGCATCGTTATACGTACACTTCAAGTCTTCAATGACGTAGTAACCGCCGGGTCGGATGTGATCCCATACGTTGCCAAACATCGACACCATCTGCTCAGATATGTGGCTCGCGTCGTCAATGAACAAGTCATACATCGCATCATCGGGCGGTGCGTTCTTGCACAAGTCGAATATGTGGATGTCTACATTCGACAGGTCTTTGCACAGGCTCGCGCACTCTTCGCGGATGTCAAAGCCCGTGATGTTCGATGCCGGTAGATAGTGCGACCACATGTGGAGTGATGCGCCACACGCCACACCGGCTTCGGCTATCTCGAACACGCACTTGTGTCGGGGCTGTCCCTCGGTGCGGATCATCTCGGCTACGATGCGCTCATATACGTCTGTATAACGATGCTTTACGTTGCCCTTGTCGCTGCCGAATAGATCCGCCAGTCCCGTGAGCGTCATCTCTTTCAGGTTCACCTCGCCGGTATCCGGGATGTATTCCTCGGGGGTTACGGTGTCCAAGTAGCGGCGCACTCCGCCTCGTGCGAACGGGTCGTTCATGGTTCTACCTCCCACTTGATGCCGGTGTTACCCCTCGCACGGATGGCGGCGGCGCATCCCACAAGTGTCGGAATATGCGTCAATGTCGTTGATTCTTTCGGTAGCGGACCGTTCTCACACAACTTCGCGCATTGCTCCCGCTCATGCGCTACCGCTTCACGCACTCGTACACAGAAAGGGTTCTGGCATTCCGCGTGGCAGGTGTGAATGGCATTCAGATCCATGCTCTTCCGCTCGGCTGCGGCAACGAGGGCAGCGAAGCGTTCAAGATTATCAAGAAAAAAAGTAAACTCTGTTTTTGGGTTTTCACCAAGAGGCTTCCACCCAGCCTCTCGCGCCAGTCGGATGATGTCGTCGCGGGTCATACCTTCGCTCCGTAGTACCGCCCCACCAACTTGAATGCGTCGATGTGCTGCTTCAGTTCAGCCAAATCTTCGGCTTTATCAGAGCTGAATATGTACATCTGCTTCCCCGCCTTGCGGTCTCTGTAATCTCTCTGAAGCGACTTCAAGGTGATCTTTAATTCCGCTGCCGTGATTTCTTCAAGCAAGTCGCAACTAACTTCAATCTTCATATCTGCTCACCCTGCTTCCACAGCACATAGTCGTACTGCTTAATCCCTCGGCGTATGGCGGTGCCGATAACGGACTGGCGGATGCCCCACTCTTTTACGAGATCTTTGTAGCGCACTCGCTCGTTCTCTTCTCTGGCTAATTTCTTGCGCTTCAATACGATCTTGTACTGCTCAAAAGACAGGCGCGGGTTGTAGCGCGAGATCTTGGTATATTCGCTCACAACACTCGCCCTGCTGCAAAGCCCAACATCAAGCCAAGAACGAACACCATGATCTCAATAAAGATCATCTCGCCTCGCTCTCTGGCCTTCTCAATTTCCATGGCGTCAAGCTGCGCCAGTAGTTTGGCAATCTCTTCCATCTGCGCGTCTTTTGAAGTGCGCGGTTTAGTTTCTATTCTCACCAGTAGTTCCCTCCGCTGCGTCGGCGTGAGCAAGCCCAGTTCGGCTCCGGGACACTCGCCCATTCTCGGTATGCTTCTGCCTTGCGGCGCTTAATCCAATCTAGGATCGTGATCCAGATATTCATCGTTCGTTGTCCTCGCTAGTTCGTTTTCTAGTAAGCGTATTTCTCTTTGCTTGTCCTTGATCTGCCCCCACAGCCAGTCTACTTTTCGGACCCGGCTTTCGACCGAGCCAACCCGTGGGTCTTGCTGTTCGTCTTCCAGTTTCGACGGCATCGGATAACTCCCTAATTAGTTTCTGCGCGTGGAAGAGTCTCTTGCGCTCTTGCTGCGCGGCATTCCACTTTGCGACCTCTTCGGCTTTTGCTTTCGCGTGCTTCTTGCCCCGCAGGAAATGACACTTACCGTAGTGCTCGGTATGACAGAGCGGACAGAATCTGACCGGCTTCGGTGTTAATCCATACAGCGACCAGAAGTCACTCGTCTTCAAGCTCTTCTTCCTCTTTGAACTCCAACTCGTCGTAGTCTTCACCGAGACAGTACGGGCAGACATCCCAATCGCCGTAGGCGTTGCTATAAACCTCGGTGCACTCAAACTCGGTATCGCACTTGCGGCAGTAGTAGTACATGTCCATGTTCGTGTTCCTGTGTGTTTGGGTATCGTTTGGGTTCAAGCTGGTTGCGTAGAAGTTACGCCCCTTGGCGGTTAAGCGCAAGGGGGTTGTTTTAGTGGGCTGATCGGCGGTCCAGTTCTTCCTGCGCCCAATCCAGATCCCACTGGTACATGCGGTTCTCTTCCTCATAGCGCATATCCCGAGCGTAAAAGATGGCGTCCTCGACCATCTCCACGACGTTGGGCTTGAATCCGCCCACGTTCCAGATCGTGACCTGCTCGGGAGGCGTGTCTTTGCGCCAGTCGTAGACCGTGGCTACGTGCAGATCGTCATTCTCGTCAAGGAACTCAATGACCCACTCGGCTTGGGTCTTTTCGCCGTCGCCGGGGAGAGGGCGCCCGAATGCATTGACCAGTTCCGAGTAGGTGGCCAGCACGAGGCCCTGAAAGAAGGTGCCGTTGGCACCGCTCATCGTCACTTCGTATCGCATTGCAAATCTCCTAATTAGTTTGCAGTTCGTGATATCGACAGGTGGATAATACTCAAGCCGCTTGCGCTGTGCAAGGGGTCATTGAACGACAAATTGCAGCATCGAAATGGGTAGCATTACTGCTGTCTTCCCGTGCGGTGTTCTCGGGTAGATCAGCATGTGCCCGCTGAACTCGGTGCTAAAGAGCAGTAGCTGGGCGTTCGAGACCCCCTTCTCGACCCCCTCGAAGTCGTCCAGCAGGATCACGGCATTCTTGTTGAGCTTCGCCATGAGCGCGACATCGTCGCCCCTCAAGCGCCCGTCTATGTAGAAAAGGTCCGGCTTGAACTTCTGCGTGATCAGCTCTTCAAACATTTGGGTGGATGTCTTGCGCTGATACTGAATGATCTTCGCCCGACCGAGGGCGGGCAGTTCAATGGCGTTGCTGGCATCGCAGGTGTGGATGGTCGTGTTCACCTCGGCTGCGTATGACATCGCGATCGTGGATCTCCCGATGAACGTGCCGACCTCGGCGATACCCTTCGGGTTGAAGTAGCTGACCAAATCAAAAAGACAAAACGCATCTTCCAAATTAATGGAGCCGGTCTTGTAATCCGCGCTTTCCACCAATTCGCTCAAGTCCCCCATATCCGTGGCTAGCTCAGGCGGGCGTGGCCGGTGGTTGCGCACTATCTGCCAGAACATTTCCGAGAACATCATGCGGTTCACTCTTAACGGGTTCATTTGGGTTCCTCCAGAATTTGTCCCACGTACTTTGGGATGTCTTGAACGTAAAAGTAGGATCGGCTCTTGGGGTGCGGGTTGGCCGGGTCGTATGTCGTCCAGTAAACGACATCCCGAGCCGTTGCCGTGACTTGGCAGAGTAGCGGCATGTGCTTGGCGTCCAGCCAGTGCCGGTGCTCGAAGATGGTTCCGCGCTTCATCTGGTGCCCTCCAGCGCCCTCTGGATAGCGTCTTCCACGTACCGGGCGGCTTGGTGCAGATCCGGTCGTGAAAACGGCCTGTAGAGCACCTCCGTGGCTTTACCGGTGCGCAGTAGCTCCAGCGCGTCTAGCCGGTTAATCGGAAAGTAGCGCATCTGCTGAATGGATACGCGATACCAGCGCCCGTTGGCGGGTGACATGGCCAGTTGGAGGCGCTTCATTTCGCACCTCCCGTGGCTTTTGTGATGGCCTCGAAGCACAGGTCCACGCAGGCATTCCACTTATCGGGATCCCCGTAGACGTTGCAGCTTGTAATGGCTTGCAGGGCGGCGAGCATCTCGGGTGCTGCGCTAATGAGGCGGGCGTCGGCGTTGATGTGCTCGCGATCGCCATCGACATCGGGAATCATCGCGACCAGTTCGCGGTGGCTCGTGACGCCATCGGTCGCGGACCAGATGTGGCGGGCGATGCCTTGGTCGCCCATCGCGTGGGTGGCTTTCCATGGGCCGGTGGTGTGGTTGGTGTTCATCGTGCGACCTCCCGAGCGACAGCCTGCGAGGCTGCGAGCCATTTGACCTTGGCAAGCTTGACCGCCAGCGCGACAGCAGTCGTGTTCGGTCGGATGCGGAACTCGTCAATTGCGTGCTCTTGAGCGGCTCGCATGGCTGACAGCCATTCGCCGGTCATTTCGTAGCTGCTGAAGGCGGCACGCGCCATTTCATCGATTTGAGCGTCGTTTAAGTAGGCGCTGCGAAGTTCGGTTTTCATCGTTTGCCTCGTTTGAGTTTGGGTTCAGACAGGGCGATGTTATGCTCAAGCCGGTTGGGTTGCAATAGATATTCACTAGCCAGAATGCATGTCATTTGTGCGTAACATTTAACCGCATCGTGGCCGGAGTGGGGGTGCTGATCCCATTAATTCTATTTCTTCATAATTAATTCTAGGCCCTTTTTCGTCGAAAAAGCCTTATGGAACATGGACTTAGAATAATTTACTTTAATTACTTCATATCAAGGTAGGTTGTGGATAACTTGTGGACAGATCAGAGGGACGACTAGACAGAAAGAGATAGAGAAAGAAATATAATAATAAATAATAATATATATAATATCTCTACCCTTTATGGATCAACAACTTACGAGTGTGTGTTGTTCGTTCGCAACATAATTAGTTCTATTTGTTCTTTTTCATGCTTTTGCCCGCTTGGCGGCAGGGCAGTTTGGTTGTAGATTCCCCACATGCAACGGACCAATACAGAGGGAGCCGTGACTGTGGAAGTTGACACGGAAAAGCCAGTGAAAAAGCGCGGGCGTGGGCGTCCGCCTGTGGCTCCGGAAGAGTCGAAGGAACTCCAGACTGTACAAACGCTAAAAGATGCCAGAAAACGCTGGGCGCATCCTGATCCGATTCTGTCAAAGTCAGTTGCCACTATGGCCCTCGCTGGCTTTCCGCGTGAACAAATCTGCGCGGCGCTGAAAATCAGCCCGGAAACACTGGGCCAGCACTATCACGACGAAATGACGCATGGCCGGACTAACATCATGGCCGAGGTCGTGGGAAGTCTCGCCCAGCGTGCGATCGCGGGCAGCGATACGGCAGCGATCTGGCTCACGAAAACCCGGCTGGGCTGGAGCGATCGACAGCAGGTCGATGTGAATGCCAACATCGAAGTCGTGCACCATCGGGGCGAACTCATGTCCGAATTAACCGGGCTAATCCAAAAAGGGATCACGATAGACGCGGAGCCGATTCCGGAAAATCCGGGCAAAATCGATTCTGACCCCCAATCACAGGGATAGGCCGTTTGGATTCTGGGCGCAAAAGGGCACCGACCCTCGAAAACGAGGGATAAGGTCGTGCGGGCGGATTGCGCCCGCGACCGCTAGACCGGTCCGAAAAACGGCCAGCCGGGACCGTGGCGGGCACGCGGCCCGCGCGAAAATCAGCCGGTCAGCCGGTCAGCCGGTCAGGCGCGAGCTACCGCGTCAGCTTTCCGCTTGCCGGTGCCGTGGGCGTGAAAGCCAACGATAACGTCGCGCCGCTCGCCAGCTTGACGCTGGCACAATCCGCACCGGGCGCAATTGATGTCGGAATATTCAGCCGGGCACGCGACAACGGTCCGACCCGCTGGCGTTTTGAGTGTCCGGGGCGCGTCAGCTGGTAACACGACGACGACCGGCGCGATGTCAAGCTCCGCGAGCTTGTCAGCTTCCGCGACCGTGTTAGCGCTTAAGTTTACGGTCAGCCCGCCAGCATTCGCGGCTCGAATAGCTTCCGCGTTACCGGGCGCGAGCGGGTCGTGGTGCGTGTACGTGAAACCTTTCCGGCCCCGGTTAGCTTCCACAAGCTCCGCGAGCTTTTCCGTATCGATGTGCACGCGGTCCGCGGTCGGTAAATCTCCGGACACGTTATGACGCCACAATTGACCGCGCGGAAGCTTGCGCACGTTTTCGCACAAGGTAGACCACGAGCCGCCCCGCTCACCGTTAGTTACTTTTTTCCAGTGGATAGCTTGCGGACCGTAATCGGCATAGCACCCGCCCGCATTCGCCCGGTTTAGCGGGCACGATATCGGGCAAAATTTTTCGGTCGATGTGGTGGCTGGAATCGGTCCGATTTTCTGATTTGACGAAACAATCGTGAAGTGGACCGAGTAGCTAACTGTCGTTTGGTTTTGCATCGTTTGGGTTTCCTGTTTTGTATCGTTTGGGTTTTCTTAACCGGATCCGGTTAAATCTTGAAAGCTTGTAGCTTCCGCTCGTCAAAGTACCAGCCCGTAAAGTCTGAGCCGGTATTGAAATCGACTGGCCAGCCTTTCAAAGCTTCCAAAAATTCGTCAACGGTCGCGGACCGGAAATCATCGCACGGCAATACATCCATCAGGATGTGAGCTTGTGACTCTTTATATCTTGTGAAATCAAACTCCATCCATTCGTCGCGGACAGATTCGCAATCCATCGTGCGATTGCAATCTAATAAGAATGCGATGTCCGCTCGAAGCTCATTCTGATTCGGGCACGCGGCCAGAATGTCAAAGTAGCTGACCGCGACCGGCTCCGCGTCATCGGTCGCACCTGCTAGCACAGCTTCCACAGCTTCCACATAGTCTGAATAGTTTTCATCGATGTCAGAGTAAAGCTCTGACGCGTCATCCATCGGTAACCGGGCCATGGCCCGCTCGAATGCAATCCCGATTGCAATCTCCATTCGGTCCGCTGGCGATAAGCTCGCGCCGTTACCGGCCCGCAATAGTTCCGCCGCGTCATATTTAATTTCCGACAGCATCCAGATTCGTCGCATATGTCACCTTTTAGTGTGCGCACTATCGCGCCCGGAAATTATCGGGCATTCCGCACTCATGCGCAAGCGGCTAGCGTTATATATATGCGCGGGCATTCGCTGCAATTGCTAGCACCATGCGCGACCGGTCCGCCCGCATGTGGCGGGCACATGCCCGCACATAACCGGGCGCGACTAGTACCGGGCGGGCGCGATGCGCGGCCCGGAATGCGCCACGGGCCTAGGGTCCCGTCCAGCCGGTCAGAATCAGGCGAGCGGGCAGGCTGGCGGGCGGGCGGGCACGCGAAACGACCCAGTGGGTGGTGGGTCCCATCTGCGGTATTTCATCCGCTAACCCACTAGCATTTTCACTTGCCCTACCCCCTTGCGCTGCAAGTATGCTAGGGTCCCATCTGGTAAACTGGAGGCACTATGGCAAAGCAAGGTTTGTACGCGAACATCCACGCCAAGCGCGAGCGCATCAAGGCAGGGTCCCCTGAAAAGATGCGTAAGCCGGGGACCCCCGGAGCGCCGACTGCTAAGGCATTCAAAGCGGCAGCGAAGACGGCCAAGAAACGCTGATCCATGTCGCAGCCCGCCCAAGGGTCCCCCTCTGGGACCCCGCCGGGTCCCCCTCCGGCAACGAAGAAGCTTTCTCCGCTGGAGCAGAAGCTCGCTCAGCTTCCGACCGAGGATCTGGAGGCGCTCACTTTTCATGCGCGGTGGAGCAGTAAGAGACACAAGCACCAGATCCCGCCGAAGGGCGACTGGACTGTCTGGCTCTTGCTGGCTGGTCGTGGTGCGGGCAAGACCCGAACGGCAGCGGAGTGGACTTGGTGGAATGCGTATCAGGCGAAAGAGACGCGCTGGTTGGTAAGCGCACCGACCTCAGCCGACATTCGAGATACGTGTTTTGAGGGCGATTCGGGTCTAATCTCGGTCATGCCCCCTGCGATCGTGAAGGAATACAACCGATCGCTATCAGAAATCATTCTCGTTAACGGTTCTCTGATCAAAGGGATCAGCGCAGAGACTCCCGACCGGCTCCGTGGTGGACAATGGCACGGCGCGTGGTGCGATGAGCTAGCAGCTTGGCAGTATGACCAAGAAGCGTGGGACATGATTATGTTCGCGCTACGTCTAGGGTCCCATCCACGCATCGTAGCCACCACCACTCCGAAGCCAAAGGCGCTGATTCGGGACCTAGTGGAGCGTGACGGAGCCGATGTGCACGTTACGAGAGCCTCAACTTACGAGAACATTGCGAATCTGGCACCGACTTTCCAGCAACAGCTCTTGAAGTTCGAGGGCACGACGCTTGGAAGACAGGAAATCCATGCCGAAGTACTCAATCCTGAAGAGCAGGGCATCATTAAGCGCAATTGGGTGCAGATCTGGCCAGCGAAAAAGCCCTTACCCATACTGGAACACATCGTGATGAGCCTAGATACGGCCTTCACGGAGCAAACTCGCGATAAGAAAACCTCGGATTCCGACCCGTCAGCGTGTGTGGTGCTCGGACTTTTCTACGAAAACGAGAAACCGAACATCATTTTGCTGGATTGCTGGGAAGATCGGCTGGGAATGCCGGATTTGATCCAGCGTGTGAAGCGGGAAATGGAAGTTTTCTACGGCGACGATGAGCAAAAGCCGATGATCAAGCCGAAATTCGGTCCCGGTCGCATGTTAAACACTGGAAGAAAGCCCGATACCATCGTAATCGAAGACAAAGGCAGCGGAATTTCGCTCCGGCAGATGCTCGCACGCGAGGGAATCGTCGCTCACGCCTACAATCCGGGAAAAGCGAGCAAACTCACGCGATTGCACATGGTTTCGCACCTATTTGCGAGCGGAATGGTGTGGTTTGTGGAGTCAGATAAGCGAAAAGGACAGATTCGCTCGTGGGCAGAGCCGCTTTTGTATCAACTGTGCTCGTTTTCGGGTGAAGGAACCATCAAGCATGACGATTTGATGGACGCTTGCACCCAAGGTTTACGTTTCCTTGCCGATAAAGATATGATAAGCGTGAGTAAGCCTAAGCCGTTGCAGCCTAGGATGATTGTGAACGAGCGCCCAAGAGGTAATCCGTATGGCGTCTGAGCCGAACGATCTGGACGAAGCCCAAGAAGACCTTGGTGAGATGTTTGAACTCCCTGAGGAGGTTTCGGACGTTGAGGACACCGAGGATGGTGGGGCGATTGTTCGCTTTGGCGAGGAAGAGGAAGAGCCTGTAGGTGAGAGCGAGTTCTATGCGAACTTAGCCGAGAAGCTCCCTGAAGGCGTCATGGATGATGTGGCTCAAGAGTTCTTGGGTCTGATTGCGAAAGATAAAGAGGCGCGTAAGAAGCGCGATGAGCAGTACGAAGAGGGAATCCGACGCACAGGACTTGGTGACGATGCACCGGGCGGCGCTCAGTTTCAGGGCGCAAGTCGGGTTGTCCATCCCATGCTCACTGAAGTCTGCGTGGACTTCTCTGCCCGAGCTATTAAGGAGCTTTTCCCGCCCGAGGGACCCGCCAAAGACAGCATAGTCGGCGACGAGACGGCGGAGAAAGTCGCGAAGGCCCAGCGCAAGACGCGGTATCTGAACTGGCAGATGACCCAGCAGATGCCGGAGTTCCGGGCAGAGCTAGAGCAGTTGCTCACTCAGGTTCCGCTTGGTGGCGCTCAGTATCTCAAGCTTTCTTACGATCCGAATAAGAAGCGACCGGTGCCCCTCTTTATCGGCATCGACGATGTGTACCTGCCCTATGCGGCAACGAACTTCTACAGCGCAGAGCGCAAGACGCACGTTCAGTACGTGACGGAGATTGAGTATCTCCAGCGCGTGAAGTCGGGTATGTATCGGGATGTGGATCTCGCTCCGACGACGATGGAGCCGGATGTCTCGAAGGCTGAGAAAGCCAACAACAAGATCGAAGGCCGTGATGGCAGCGCGTATGACGTTGATGGTCTGCGCACGATCTTTGAGATTTACGCGATTGCCGACATCGAAGAGGAATATGGACTCGCGCCGTATATCTTCTCCATCGACAAAGTAACGGGTAAGGTCCTCGCCGTTTATCGCAATTGGGAAGAGGGCGACGAGACGCTGCAAGAGATGCAGTGGATTGTGGAGTTCCCGTTCGTTCCGTGGCGTGGTGCGTATCCGATTGGCATCCCGCAGATGATTGGCGGTATCTCCGCAGCGGCGACGGGTGCTTTACGGGCGCTCTTAGATTCAGCGCACATCGCGAACTTCCCCGGCATGTTGAAGCTGAAGGGCGGTCGCGAAGGCGGTCAGTCCGAGCGTATTGATCCGACGGAAGTGAAAGAGATTGAGGGTGGTGCATTTAGCGATGACATCCGCAAGATCGCGATGCCGTTGCCGTTTAACCAGCCCTCGCCGGTTCTGTATCAGCTCCTAGGATTCTTGGTTGATGCGGGTAAAGGCGTTGTTCGCACGACGCTAGAGGACATTGCTGACAATCAGGGCAATATGCCGGTTGGCACGCAGTTGGCGCGTATTGAGCAGGGCATGGTGGTGTTTAACGCCATTCACGCTCGCTTGCATGATGCGATGGGTCGCACGCTCAAAGTGTTGCACCGCATCAACGCGATGTATCTGGAAGACGACGAGATTAAGGACGAGACGGGGCAATTGCTTGTTCGCCGTTCTGACTTTGAAGGCCCGATGGATGTCGTGCCGGTTTCGGACCCGAACATATTCTCCGAGGCTCAGCGTTTTGCTCAGGTTCAGGCGCTCTCTCAGCGTGCGATGGCGCTTCCTCAGGTCTACAACATCCGCAAAGTCGAAGAGCGCATTCTTCAGCAGCTACGGGTTCCGAACGCCAAGGAACTGCTGATCCCGGCTCCAGAGCCGAAGGAGATGAATGCGATCAATGAGAACGTCGCAGCGACGTTGGGTCGTCCGGTGTCGGCATTCCCGCAGCAGGATCACCTCGCGCACTTGCAGGCGCACTTGGATTATTTGACCAGTCCCATTTTGGGATCTTCGATGTTGATGGCTCCGACCTTTGTGCCGAGCATCTTGAATCACATCAAGGAGCACATTGCGCTGTGGTATGCGACCCATGTGTTTGAAGTTGCCTCCAAGGCAGCGGGTCAAGACATCAGCGAGTTCCAGAAGATCAAGGACGTTGAGGTCAAGAAGAGCTTTGACCAGCTTCTGGCTGCGGCTTCTCAGAAAGTGGTACCGGATGCGACTCAGGCGTTTGGTGCGATTCCGCAGATCGTGCAGCAGGCCATGGGTATGTTGCAGCAGCTCTCGGGTATGAACGCGCCGCAAGACCCGCGTATGGCAGCGCAGATGGCCGAGACGCAGCGCAAAGCCGCCGCAGATCAAGCCTCGTTGCAAGTCAAGCAGGCCGAGTTGCAGCTTGAGCAGGCGAAGGCCCAGCAGGCAGCGGCAGAGACGGCGCAGCGTCAGCAGGACAACATGCAGCGCGAGATGATCAAGCAAGATCGCCTTGATAACCGTCAGGCTGCGGAGCTTGAAGTTAAGATGATGACGAACCGTGAAGACAACGATACGGCGAAGCAAATTGCCGCGATGGAAGCGATCACGGGCGAGAAGGTTGG